AAGGTTGGGTGCTGCCTTGGTGATGCGTATGATGTCCTGGGTGGAATAGCCATTGTTACGTGCCATCCATCCCAGGTCCTCAATGGACACTTGATCATGCCCGTCCTCCATCTCGAACCGCGCCAAAAACATATCGCGCAGCCAATGCACGTGCATGCAACCAAACGCGTAAGATAACGCCTTGGAAGCCATGTAACATGAATCGGAAACTGCATCGTTGTTGTTGGCGCGCACGTTGAAGCGGACGAGCATTTTGCCCAAGAGGGGTATCATCGTTGGGGTCTCAACATCGGCGAATATCCGCCTACTAAGGAAGGTGGCCTCCCCGTCAAGCTGTGGACCCTTTGCCTTCAACACCATCTTAAAAGCGGCGACAGTTTCAATCCAAGCGTTAAGGTTGAAACGCTTGTCCAGGCACGCGAGCAGGTCATCACCTAAGATGAGTGCTTTGCCGCGGCGCCCTTGTCGCCTACACGCAACTGCGAACATGACCATGTTGTACACAGAATTGCGGAAGGTGGTGTTGGTGGTACCTGTGGCCAATTGATAGGCCAGTGTGACGCGGAGTCCAAAGTCGCGATTGGTAAGCGTGTAATTCTCCATAGTGTCCATGAGGGCGCAGTACCACTCGGGGATACCGAGCTTGCGCATCATGGCAGCCACTATTTTTGCGACTTTCGACCGCTGTTCGCGGTCGTTCCTTGAAAAGTCGCCTTCGACAATATTTGGGAAGCGTTCGTCCTTGATGAACGCAGCCAGAGCAATGGCATCGGTTTTGTAACCGAGCTTGACATTGACGTCACCCACTTTCACGTGGCTGCCATCAGGTAGCTCGGTCGACAAGAGTTGAACGAGACGCTCCATCTTCACCATGCTGGGCGGCCCAGTCACAGCGTTGAAAAGATCGGTGCCAGCGTAGATGATCCGCCCGGCGGCATCACGCACGTAGCGCTTGCCAGCGAGCGGCTCAATCTTGACTGAACCGTTCTTGGAGGTCAACTCTCTTATGTCGCTGAGGTCGCGGTTGTCCCACGCGTCCCTCATCCGTTGTTGTTTGCTCAAAGGTAACTTTGCCAACCACCGTTCGCGGTCGACATCGTTTTCCTCCCAAATGTCAAATAGAGAAGGCAAAATCTTGATAATTGCCAAGCTTTCTTTGAACTCAGCCTCGCCGACATCGTCTGACGGGCCGTCTTGCATGAAGTTGCTGCGCTTGTTGACCGCTGCAGCATATGATGTGGGGTCGTTACTCGTGACGATCGGTACGCAGGCTGCGTGAACAGGCCCGAGTTGATTGACACGATTATTTAACGCCTCAATGTCCACCGCTTCACGGTCAGACATCACCACCTTCACTTTCCAGTCAATCTCACGCTCTTGGATCTGCGTGAGACAACCTTCAAGTTCGTAGACGCCGCGAGATTCGACGAATTGCGTCGACACGTCCACAGGTAGGGTTCCCACTGCCGTGCGCCGCGCCCGTCTGTTATGGTTCACCACAGAATGGGGTTGGTGCCGGGGTAGGACCGACATGCTAGGTTTTGTTGTTGTTTGTTGGTTGTTGTTGTTGTTGTTGTTGGTTGTGTTGTTGGAAGCGAAATGACATTGAG